AGCGACCAAGAATTTATGAGATTCCTGCTCTCACCGCTGAGCTAAGTCCCCACAAAGTACGCCAGGTAGGATTCGAACCTACGATGGGGGTTACCCGTCGGCTTAGAAGGCCGATGCCATATCCACTAGGCGACTGACGCAAACAGGCGGCCTTTTGATAGGTAGCCGCAAACCTAATTGACGGTGTTAGAACAATCTAACGGTTACATTCTGAGTAGAACTTGTAATTTCTCCAATCTGAGTATTAGAGTTAAATGTGCGATATGCTTGACGATCAATATCCCATACTGTTTCAAATCCAGACCGTAGATTTCGCTCCTTAAGAGTCATTGGGAAAGTCCCACTTGGTGCTTCGTTGATGCGGACAAAGTTCATTGTACGTTGTTCTCCGCGTTGTGTTACGAAAGTACCAGTATATACGGTCATTGTTTGTGAATTGTTGTTGTTGCTCATGTAACCTCCTAAAGTTGTTTGAGTTGTTGTTTATATTATAACATAGTTTTGATACCTTGTCAAGTATTATTTTAAAGTTTTTTGCAAAAGCTCTTGAAGATCGTTCTTCGTCTTTGCTCCGACGAATTCTCCTACTTGCTCTCCATCTTTCATCAGGATCACTTGTGGGATGCTACGAACTTGATATTCTTTTGCAATGTCTCTGTTGGAATCAACATCTACCTTTAAGAATGTAATGTCTGTTTCTCCATCTTCAATATCTTCAACTGTGCTTGCAAGCATTTTACAAGGTCCACACCAGTTTGCCGAGAATTGAATATACACAGAGCCCTGTTTAGAGAGTTGGTTGAACTCTTCAATTCCATTAACGTTTTTCATCTTTCCTCCTTTGTTGTCTTTATATTATATCATGTTTCAAATGCTTTGTCAAGTATTTTTTTAAATTTTTTCGTGAAGCCAGTACCAAAACCAAGTAAAGCCAAATACGAATATTGCAGTCCCAAGAATGAGTTCCATTGCGTCTCCTTTTTCCTATACTATCAATATAACATGTTTGATATTGCTTGTCAAGTATTATTTTTATTTTTTTTGAGTTCATCATCAATCTTGATGATCAGTTCTGCTATGTTAAAAAGTTCTTCAGTTGCAACTGGTAGTGTTTCTTCCTTCATCATGGCATCAGTAGCCATTGTCTGAAGAAGAACGCTCTCCATTTGAACGAGTTGCTCTCTGTAACTTCTAAGCTGTTCTATTCCTTCCATTTTGTCCTCCGTTTTGTTTCATGTATATAATGTAACATGTTGGAGGATGGTTGTCAAGTGATTTCCCAAACTTTTTTTTCTTCGTTGTAAGTGTAATCGCTTAAACTTACCTTTGCTCGGGTGCCATCTTGAAATAAAATAATTGCCACCCTGTTTAAGATCGTATATGTAACTCTGACTATTTGTCCAATTCTTCCAGTTTCTTCATGAACTAGTTCATCACCTTTCATCTTTTGTCTCCGCCAATGCCTCTTCTAGTCTCAGTATCAAATCGCTTATTTCAAAAATTTTTTTTGAAACGTATTGCAATTGTCTTGGGTCAATATAATCTCCTTCTGTTGCAAACTTATAAAGCAATGCGCTTTCAGCTTCTTTCAGTTTTCCCAACTCTTGTCTTATTTTTGACGGATTCATTTTGATACTCCTTAATCATCTCTAGACACCTTTCGTCTACAACAAAGACAGTGTCATTAGTAACTATCTTCGTCAAACCCCATCCGACCTTCTTTTCTTTTATATCTCCGATGCTAGCGAGATACTTTAGCATACTTATCATTTCAACTCCTGAATAAAGTGCGTAGAATGTATAGAGTAGAAGTGACTTTCTTCGCTTGCCATCCAGATAGAAAATGAAGCATCTCTGTTTTGTGATTTTGCTTCTCGGATGATCTGTTGGCACTTCGGAATAACGCTTTCATCATTGTCTAAGTCTTCCTCTTCTATGTTCATATAATATAAGGACTCAGTGATGTTTTGAAGGTCAAATAATTTTTCTTCATCATCTGAATCAAGCGATCCAAGTCCAATCGTTGAAATTCTAGAAATAATTTTTCTGTCATGTAGCTTTCCGAACTCTGGTTTTACATTCTTGCAGTACATTAGGTTCTGTATCGTGTTATAGATGAAGAAATTTACTTTTTCATAATAATTCGCCACTGTACCAGAGCCTGCAATGTTCAAAAGCTTCTTGTTGTCTAAAATAATCATCTCATGTATGCGTCCACTACGGGTGTACTCCTGTAGTACCCCAAAGTGAACTCTATTTCTCAACCTTTCTTCTCGCGAACAAAATTCAAGATCGGGCATGATATAATATACAGTTGTTTTAAAGCCTTGTAGTGCCTCTAGAGCACGTAGAGAGGCACCAGCCACCTTACCAGACCCACAAACAAATAAAGCGGCTTCAGAGTGATTTTTGAGCCCTCTCTGTTTAAATTTGATTGGGTGCTCATCATACTCTTCAACCGTTTCTCTTCTATCCATGCCTTCGTCTTCATCTAAAAAAATAATTTTATAATTTTTTGTGTGAGGCTTGAATAATTTTACTATGTTGTTACCTGCTTGTCCTAATCCGACCAATATCATTGTAAATCCTGTAGTTTTTTTAAGTGATATACCGCCACTGACCTTGTGGCATTTGTTCTTGGGAAGAAAACTTGTACTAGCCAATATGTGTATTCATTTTTTACTCCATTGACTACTATCCCAATATCTCCTGTGGTGTATTCTAACCAATCCCAGTCAGGAAAATTCTCCATCACAATTACTAGATCGCCCTTCTCCATCAATCACCTCAAATTCTGAATCCCAAAAGGGTGCTTCGTGGTCATTGGGCATGAGAGCCCAATATACATTAAATAGGGCCCCCACTCTTTCAACTCTCGTAATGATTCCGATCTGTCCTCTTTCATATCCTGTGGATTGTGGATTGGTTAGGCGTATCAAATTGCCTACCATGAAAACTCCTTCATACTTCCAAGGTTCTTTCCTATTGAGCAGTTTACTTTAAATTTTCCTAAGCGAGTGTCTCCGAACATTTCTTTTAGTTCGGGGATTAAACGCCGGTCATCTTTGTGTAGGTCGATGACAACGCTATCATGAACAACGAAAGCAACATGGGATCGTGTTGATTTAAGATAGTTAGAAATTTTGCAAAAGCGCTCAAGCGTGTTATCGGAGGAAGATGATTGGAGTAGATAGTTGAGTGCTTTGCGAAGGGGACAAGCAATTGTTCTCCCGAAAGGGGTTTGAATCTTTTCTCCGTCATAATACTTTTTGACGAGGCTTTCCCTGTCGTAGTAATCCGATTGTATAGCTTTGGATTCATTGTTATAGAGCCAAGCGAATAATTTTGTTTTGGCCTCTTCTCGGCTAAGATCTTTTTTAAAGACATTTTGTATGTTCCACTCATGTATATCCTCCTCGGGTTGTTTGTGGTTTTGTAAAGCCAGCATCGTTCTAACTTCTGCGGCATTAAAATCAAGTTCAATAAAAACATCGTTGTTTGGTCTCACGAAGTTCTTGAGTTCCTTCTTAAGGTTTAAGATTGGGAAAGAATTTTTCTTTGTTGTCAAGCGTCCTGTGATTGTTCCAAAGATGTCATAGTCCACATAAGGAGTGTTGTCTCCGAACTGATCGTAGAGGTGCTTTGCCTTCAAGTCTTCGGCAGAGATGCAATAAATTGCAAAAGAGTTAAGGTTGACTGGGTATCTCTTGAGTCTCTTCACAGCTGCCTGTGTGTCTTTTAATAGATTGTAGTGAGTTGGTCTCTCGCAATTCTCAAACACCCATTTTGTTATCTCGTTCTTCGTATCAAAGTAATGCTGAAGGTGTTTCCGAGGAACGACATCGTAAAAGCAAACATCGGTGAGTTCTACTTTCGCTGACTTGAGAGCCTTGAAGTGGCTCATCAATAGAGACTTTGAATGCTCCCATCGTTCAAGCAAGAACTCTGGACATGCAGCGTCAATGGACTTACCTTCCACTAGCAGCTGGGCATAATCTATATTCATTCCATGTAGGTGCTCTGAGTAGCTCCATGTTTTGGATATGCCATTAGGTATCTTATCCCAGATGAATTGTCCATCCAGGTAAGTACCGGAACAATCCAATTTATTGTCTAAAAGTTGAAAAAACATTTGCGGGTGCCTCCAATGTATGTTATAATAAGTGTGACGGTTATACTATTGTAACATGTCTGAAGACGGTTGTCAAGTTATTTCTCAAACTTTTTTTTGTAGTAGGTCAGAGACCCATCCTTGGTGTTATATCTACTTCTAAACTGAGTTTCAATATACTTGAAGGCCTGTTCAGGCTGAATTGCAAACAATCTTACGGAGGTAGAATGAATAGACTTGATCTCAGTCTTGGAAAACGTAAAAAGTTCTTCCATATTTCTTATATTTATATATAATAATAATATAATAATATAATCTATACTATTAATATTGTTTCTTCTAGATAATTTAGATTTTAAATTATTATTACAAATATATACTTCCTTTAAATTTGGTTTTAAGTATACAAAGGAGTTATATGTATCCATTAGATACTGTGATAGTAAGTCAAAGTCAAATTTATAGGTTCTATGATACTGTGTACTGAAGACGGCAGACACAGAGAATAGATTCCTTCTTTCACGAAATTTAGTAGTAGTTGGATGTGCCAAGTCAGAGACCAGTACACTGGGATTTTGGAGGTTGACGGAAAATCCAAACTCTCTGGCCATATTCATAAAGAACTCATAGTTTGGAGAGTTCAGAATTGTTTCTTCTTTTTGCCTGTCAATACCGAACTTGACATCAGCAATTTGAAGAGCGAGGCCTGACTCAAAGATAGAGCTTTGCTTAGATTTCATGTAACCTGATAATGTTACTTTGGAACTGTCATGTCCATTGGAGATGTGTGCTTCAAAAATCTTTAAGAAGTCATCAAATGAGTTGATTCTTTTTTCATTTGGTATGAGAACCTCAACCAAGAAGTTGTTCATAAAAGTATTCATGAATGACCTATATCCGGTGGTTGGATCTTTCCACGCTCTCTTAACTACTATCTCTGATAGGTTAGGATCTTCACTATTGATGAGGCTAAGACTTAGTGCGTTTTGATATCTGATATAAAACTCTTTGAACTGGTCTCCGACAAAGTTCATTATTTGAGAGTCTTGGTTATGAAAGGTTCTTATGAATTCAATGTTTGGAACAACAGGATCAAGTTGCCTGTTCACTCTTCCGTAGAAGTTTTTCTCGGCAAAGTTAAAGTCAACGACTTGGTCTTTGTTGTCATCGTAAGCATTGAGTCTAAAGTTCGCTCTCTCAAAAGCAGTCCTTATTGTACCAGAGTTATTTGTTCCATTGAATCTTGTCATTCGCTTGCCTCTATGTTTTCAGCTTGTTCTCGGTTATAGTCATCTAGGTTGAAATTTATAGCTTCTAGGATCTCTGTTTTACAATATTCAGCATCTCTTCCTGCTGCATCCTCAGCAACACCAGCTTCTATAAGCTCTTCATCTGTGCCTTTCTTGGAAATTGTCTTGGCTGAGACAGCATCTGGTAACTCTCCATCGCCAGAGTAGTAGTGCTGAGAATTGATGGATGTGGTAAATGAACTTGGCGTTAATGAAGTAGTGACACCTGTGATGGTGTGGTAGCCTCCGATTCCCAATATGTTTGACAAACTTCTTGAACCTGCTGCTGCACCTTGTTGTGGTCTCCCCAGGTCAACTCCTCCAAATCCGTATGGATTTATCCAAAGCTCCATTCCTGGAACAAAGAGTGTATTTCCAAACATCTCCACGTTAGCAGTGTACACTGAAGATAGCTGTAGTAGTCCGTCTATACCGTTACGGAAAAACCTTGCCTCTCTTAGATATTGCATATCCGTCTTTGCGAACTTTACATTTTTAACAATGCCCCTGTTGGATCCAATCTCAACGTGGAAACGACCAGCCTTAATATCTTCTGAGTACTTCCCGCTACCAGCATAGGTCAAAGCAGATCCATTAGCATTTAAAACTATGTAGTGATAGAAGTCTTCTATGTTTGGGTTTCCTTCAATGTCTCCATTTAGAGGTAAGCCGCTACCTCTTGCTTGTGTCGTCTTCAATATTGGTTGATCCAATGTTATAAGTCTACCAATTGGATCAACCATTACTCCGTTTGATTCGGTTGAAGACAAAGCCGAGATATTACCAGTTTGAAACATGATTCTTTTTTCAACATTTCGGTTAACACAGGCTTCCAGGATAGCATTGTTGACCAAGTAGTTGCTTAAGTTTCTAACAAAATTCAATATAGGGAAAGACCTCCTTGTTGACTTTTGATTTATAACATTGTCCCTGAACCACTCTGAGAAGAAGTCTACTGAGATAGGGATGTTAGCAATGTTGATTGAGGCTGGATTCCTGTTGGTTTGATAGGGGTCAAAATCAAAAGATCCAAGTACAAATTTAGTGTTCTCAAGGCCTACTGCAACTTTATTTGTTTCTGGATCAAATAAGCTGTCCAATATTGTATGCAGCAGATCTCCAAAGAAGAAATATTGGATAATGGTATCATTTTGGTCTCTATTGAAGTTAACTTGTGCATCCTTATCTAGAAAGTTTGGGCTAAGTACGATTGATAAGTCTCCTGTGTTGCTGTTTTCTTCGTCTAGTTCTTCATTGGTTTCCCTGATTAAGTCACAATCATTGAAATATCCTTTTCTAAGGAAAAATTGTCTGTCTGAATTGTCAATCTCTACTGAGAAAATCTTATTTCTAAGCTGTAGCCTCCTCATTATTGAATTTAAGGAGTCCAAGATTAGTTCCTCTTCTGTTCCCGCAAGAGCTAGTTGCAATTCTTTCAACTCATCTTTGGTACATTTTTGCTCTGACGCTACTTCTAGAAGCTTTGTTTCGCTTTCTATTCTTTTTTGAGCGATCTCGGGAGTTGTTAACGCATCAAACCGCAAACTCTTGAGAGCAGTCTCCAGATAGGCTCTATATGTGAACTGCATCTCAACAGTCCCATCATTATTTATATTAAAGCTGTGGTCAACCATGCAGAGGTAGAATGACTTGTTCATGGATCTTAGCGCACTGACTAGTTTCTTATGCTCTTTGTCTGTGATGCCTTGAATATCTCCAAGTTTTGGAATGTTATATCCCATATCAACTCGTATCCTATAAAAAGTTGGCTCGTATTGCCTTAAGCTTGTTACAGCAACCCCTTGAGATTTATTGTCTTCGTCTGGTTTAGGCTGGATAATAAGGTCTACAAAACGATACTCTTCACTATTATAAGAGACCCTGGTTTTTACGAAGTCCGAGAAAGACTGGAAGAACAAACTCATTGTTGCTTTCACATCATTTCTTGCCTCTGCTGGGGTTGTACCGTTTAGTTCAATGTTAAATGATTTTAAACCAATCCCGTCGCCTTTGTCAAATTGAGCGCCTAAGAATTGCTGACTTGTTTTAAAATTCTTACTTCTGTTGAGGTCTGTATATGTAGGAAATATGAATTCTGTCTGTTTCAGTTTTCCTTCTTGATCATTCATTACCTTGAACAACTTGAACTTAGGTGTCAACTGTGACATAACGTGCGGAGGGATTTCAAACATGTAGCTAGAATCTTCTGATGATAAAAGGTCTGTCATCAAAGTTTCTTTGTTGTCCGATTCAGCTCTCCAGAACCTTCCGCCAAAAGGCTTCTCTTTTACTGGTCCGTCTGGTCTATTACTATTTTGCCTAGCCTTGATTTTTCTCTCAAAAGCATCAGACAACTCTTTCATATTCATTAATAGAGCACATTGTTTGTAGAAGCGTTGGCGGTCTTCAATCTGTTCATCTGTAAGGACCTTTCTTGATTCTTGAGCATCTGTTTCTAAGAACGCTTTTGCAGCGCCTGTCTCTATATCTTTAATTTCTTGATTAGAAAGTGTCTCACCATCGTCAACATCAACTAGAAGTGACGCTTCATATAACTTGTTGTATATATCAATTCTTCTTGCGACTTCTTTATCTATCGCAATCATTTCATATATCTTGGTTATGAATTCATCATTATATATTGAATCTCTAACCTCGGTTATTGTAAAATCTAAGTCGCCGTCATCATCATAGTCTTGAACTACCTTTGTAATAAATTCGGAGTATCTTGATCCTAAGTGTTGCGAGAGTAGTTCTTGAGGGGAAGTTGGACTCCCTGTGAAATAATTCCTCCAAGATTGCAAAAAAGTTTGAGGAAGTTCATTGTAGTATTGAAACTTGTAAGTGCTTATATCCACATCTTTAAGATCAGTGCTCTGTCTCAATATTTCCAATGCAGGTTGGTTGCTTGCATATGAATCGCTCGGAAAAGACACAGTAGATTCGGATATTCCTCTTATACCCTTTCTACCGGAAATATCAATAAGAGCGGTAGGTATCGCAGCTGCCCTTATTTCATTTTCTATGCCTAACTGAGATTGCTCTATTCCTAGGAAAATTTCTGAGGATCTAATATTATTGTATAGTGAGAATAATTTAAGATTTTCACTATTGATCTCTATTGTTACATCAACCAAGTCGTTTATTTTTTTTTGAATCTTGTTTGCTACAAAAGTATTCAAATCAGAAGCGGCATATCCATTTTGTAACATGTAAGGTATTGTCCTGGTGTGTTGAAAATAAGAAGATATTTCTCCACTCTTTACTAGATCAGACACTTTCTCGTAAAAATACCCAATGTTTTCATCAGTGGGACCTGGGTTTAACTCAAAGGACTCAAACGAATAAACAACGTTTCCAGCTATTTCACTTCTTTTCATAGCGGTCTGTTCTTTACCTGAGATTAATCTTAAAAGGTGGTCTAGTCCTACCTTAGACTTTGCTTCGTCTTCGGAAAGATTTTGAATTAGTTCCACGTTTTTATTTAATAGTAAGAAATGTTTCGTTGGCAAATCCGATTCAACTTTGCCAAGATCGTCCTCTAGTTCTCTCAAAAAAGTTGTATTTTTCTCGTAGGCCTCATCATTCATGTCTCTATTTACAGTTAAGTCACTGATCAGACTCAGCATGATGCCATTTATTTTTTTGCCCATTGGCCCTGATAGAGTGCTGATTCTTATCTTGTCTGCTATTCTTGAGAATACTTCATGATAATTTGTTCTTGCATCACTCATCCTAACACCTCAAGAGCCACGGCGACATTTGTAGGAATTTTAATCTCGTCTCCCTCTGTACAATGAGCCTCTGTTGGCTTGTTGTTTAGTTTAGCGATGATCCACCATAAAGACTGGTCTCCCATATATTTTGAAGCAAGAAACCAAAATCTATCACCATTAGACCAATAGTGAGTTATGGTAGGGACTCTACCTAGTTCTTCTTGAGATGGGTTTGATAATACAGGAGTGGCAAATTGTTCTATTTCCTTTACACCCCTATCTTCAAAAGTATTCTCATACATTTCATTTCTGTTCTTTGCTATTCTTCTTGTGTTGAGTCTAGACATTTTATGCTCCTGAGTATGGGAATTGTGTGAATTTACTATTTATTGCTTTGTGTGTGGAGCCGCTCACCTTGTAACCCAAGTCGTACTCATGTTGTGGTGTGAATTCTAGAGAAGCATTGTATACTTTTGGGTATAGTTTTTTACCATCGTTAAACATTCCCATATCAATAACGGGATTTGCTGAAAACGATCCAATCCATCCCAGAAGTCCTTTGCCGAATGAGTTAGATATTAGGTTGGCAAACTGAAGTCTCACAAGAGGAGATTTTGAAAGAGATAAGGCATTTGTTGTAGCTTCGTTGGCAAAAGAAGTCTCGGGAACCGAAGAGTAAGCAGGATACATGAACTGCTTAACCATATTGATGTTCTTCATATTTGCTTTTGCCTCACCTAAGTTTTTAGCTGGTATGTCAAATCCTAAAGATATTTTTCTAGTGGTATTTTGAAAAGTTCCAATTGGGTCTTGCCTGCCGTACACTTGTTCTTCGTTCCAGTTTGATGTCAAGTTGTCAGTGAAGCTTGACAAAAAAGCATAAAACTCTACTTCTTTTGATCCTTGAAATGTTGGTGAGATCGTGATGAGTCCACCTGAACCACTCGCATACTGTTTTATATAATCTATACTCATTTATCTCTCCTACGCCAGCTTAACTTGGGCTGCTACATTTCTGATGTATGTTTTAAACTTTTGACCTTCTGCTTCTAGTTCCAAAACAGCTCCTTCAAATATGCTCTTGACATTCGTTGTTATGTTCGTGTTGGATGCTGTAATCTTTGCGCCCGTGAGGTCTGCTGCTTGGCCCGTTGATATAAGAGCGAGGTTCTGTAAGTTGGCTGATACTTTCATATCTCCTCCGAGCTTGTTGGTCTCTTGGACAAGAGAAGCCATCTTTTTTGATACCCCAGAGAAGTCTGCACGACTTATACTTGCAATGTCTCTGATGGTGTCTGAGCCGCTTGCGATAGCTCTAGCGTTTGATGCGGCAATGTCTGCTTCGCTCTCGGACATTGAAGCCATTATCCCAGCAATTGCTATACCAGACACAGCTAAACTACCAAGAACTGCCGCTCCAACTCCTGTCATGGTCACCGCACTTATGGCGGACACTGCCGTAGCAATACCAGTTCCAACACCAGCAATGGCGGGTCCAATAGCTGCCATCCCTGCTATAAAGCCACCTCCAACGGAAAATAGAGGGACCAATGTCACTAAGCCACCAAGAAACAAAGCAACCATGCTGATTGCCTCTTTTGTTTCTTTGCTCATGCTTTGAAAGGCATCAGTTAAATAGTCAGCTACTTCTCCAAGCTTTTCAAGAGCTGGCTGAACAAGAGTTATAAGCTCGGTTGCGAGTCTTTGAAACTTGACCATTGTTGGTACGGTCGCTTGAACAGCATCGTCAAACTTCTGTTGAGCTTCGGCATTGTTTTCCATTTCTCTACGGTTTGCTTCATAATCAGATAGACTCATTGAGAATATTCTATTTGCTTCGTTCATGTCGGATATACCAGCGGCAGCGGCAATAGCTTTTTGCGTATACTTGTCCATGTCTCCGAAGGCTACTCCTTGTGCTTGAACGGATTCAATGAGGGTCTTCATCCTATCTTCTTCCGTCATCATAAGCATCTGTGTTGTTGACAACTGAGTTCCAAGCAAGGCATTGAACTTAGCAGCACCCTCGGCAGCACCAGAGAACGTATCAAACTTCTCAACAATTCCGAGAAGAGTTGACACTTCAACGCCCGCAGCCTTAGCTTGAGCAGCGAGACCTTTGAATACTTTGATAGAGTCTTTTCCATAAACAGCGAGAGTCTTGGAGGCAGCATTAAAGTCTTTCACGATCTTATCCGCTCCGATACCTAAATTAACACCAGCCATGGCGAGTTCTTTTTGTGTCTCAATGGCTTCGGATGCACCCATGTTCATAATCTTGAAGGCATTTTCCATGAATGCGGCGGTGTCTTGAGAGCTTACGCCAAGCTTTTCAAATTGAGAAGTTGATATTGCGAGTTGCTTTTGAGTTTGCTTGTTTAATTGTGCAAACTCTGTAGTCCCAGCATTCAGTGCAGTGATGGCTGATGCGACATCTTTCATTTCAACACCAAGAAGGTTACCAGCTCTTTGGGCATCATACAGGACATCGTTAAACTTACCAACCGTCCCCGTTGTTCTCGCAAGATCTGCGACGGCATTGTTATAAGCCACGAGAGTCTTCATTGATTCGTCAAAAATCTTTGTGAAAATAGATGCACCGATATTTTGAGGACTGAATGCTGTGGCGAGCTCTTGTCCGAATCTCATAGCATTACCACGCGCTTTCTCTGTGTCACCAGCCATCTGCGCAAATAGATCAGTGAGCTTTCCCACTCTCGTTTCGGTAAACTTTGTTTTTATTCCAACAAGGTCAGCCATACCGCTAGCAGCTGTTTCAGCTGACTTTGCAAACTCTTTCGATGCAGCATTGAGGGTATTTTGTTTCTCGGCCATCTTGTGAAGCCTATTGAGCGAATCGTCTATTTCTTTTATGTTAAAGCGTGCTAAAGATACTTCACCACTTGATTTAATTTCTTCAATTATTTCTAGTATTTTATTCCTTTCATCTTCAGCTATCTGGTTAGAGTTGGCTCTTTCTTCTAAGAGCTTAAGTTCTTGGTCGTAAGCCAACTTTGTGCTTTCGGCTATCTTCCCTTGAAGCTGTGCTCTTTTCTTTAGGGTCTCCAAGGCTTTGGCATCTTTTTCTTCATCGTACTCAAAAGAGATTGTACCCATCTCTTCACGACCAATGACGGCAGCGAAAGCTTGTTTCAAGCTTTCATCCTGCTTGATCTGCTCAATGATGTTTTCAATTTCTTCTTTTGTCAAATTAGCCATGAGTCGCCCTCTTTATTACATAATTAGCTTATAAGATAAAAACCCAAAAGACTCATCGTTTCTTCTGGGCTTTCTTTATTTCTTTCGCTTCTTCTTCAAATTGTTTCTTCATGCGCTCAACGAACCAGCTTCTCAAACCAATTGGAAGGTTATAAGCTTCCGTCAATGACCATCCTCCAAAATGTTTTAAGATGAAGAATTGCTCATAGACGCCCTCCATGAACTTAGAGGTTAGGCCAAAAAAAGTCCGTTCCAAAAGGAACGTCAACCTCCTGCTCATGTGAGCATTTCTTACATACCATGTTGTCTGTAATTCTAATAGAAGTTGTGCAACTCTTTAGGCACTTTTTTAGGTGGGATGCATCGGCAACAATCATATTGTCAACATACTTTTCAATGACTTCTTCGTCCGTGAAGTTCTCAACCGACTTAATCATCTTCTTGTACTGCTTGACGGCTCCATAATCAACCGTCTTTCCATCAAGAGCCATTTCCATGATTCTGTTTTCGTCTTCCCCATTTGCCAACCGAAACTTAACCGTAAACTTTGTCCCAGGCATCCTTGTTTGATACAATCCGTCTCCAACATAGTTGACATACTTCATGCTTTCTTCATCAAGTCCACCTTCAACTTTTGGGTTCATCAAGTTAAAAGCCAATAGGTTGCTTGTGGTACATTTAGGACAGTTCACTCTCGCTTCGTAATTCGCTCCGTAAGCCGTCGCACGAGCTTGGATGAGTATTGCGTTGCGGTCACACACAAGAAGGCTTAGAGGGTCAATATTGGCGTCTACAATGATGTTTTGCAACACCCTCTCTAGTGCTATTCCTTTTCTGATCAAAGACTGGTTGGAAAGAGTATCTTCGTCTTTCGCTGTCATGTATTTGATTTCAATATATTCTTTTCCATTGAGAGGATGACTTTCTGGATATCCCTCTCCTTTGGATGGAAGATCTACTGCTTCCGTTGGAGCCACAAAATTTAATGGACTCATCGTTGGTGGAGCTTCTGCATGCTCCGGCTTGTTGTCTAATCCAAGACGGTCGGAATTTCTTCCCATTATACCTCCGAGGTGAGTTCTGCGAAGTCGTATACGACCTCAATTGTTATTTCTGATAAATCATCGTTGCTGTAATCAAGCTTTGACATTGATACTGAAGATATGAAAGCTCCCTTTAAAGTCCAAGTTTCTATTGCGTCTCCATTGCCATTGAGTTGTTCAATGGAGATGTTGCCCATAAAGCCGTCGTGCTCTTTGGCCAACCCTTTCATAGCAGTTGAACCAGGGCTAGAATAGCCTAGTTTTTCTAATTCTGAATACAGGAGATTAATGGTGTCTCCGACATCAACGACGGCAATGCTTATCGGCTTCCATGTGACAATGCCGGGATACTTGAACTTGTGGTTGATAAGCTGATATTCGTTGTTTGTAACTTCAAATGATGGCTTATCAACGGACTTAGCCCACCACCATGCTGTACTATCACTGTCTGTAAATCTAAAACGATAGTTGCGCTTTGGTTGGAGGGCTTTATCCCCGCTAAGATTCCAAAAGGTCATCTAAGCTCCTTATTGTTCACCGGGCTTAGGGAACTGAATCTGATCGCCAAATTGATTATCTGGGTTCAAGCAGTTAGCCCAATCGTATTTCCAAGTAAGATCAATTGTTCTCATGTCATCGTTGGTGTAATCCAAAGTTGAGAACTTAACTGATGAAATGAAAGGATTGTTAAGAGTCCAAGTTTCAACTGGAGTTCCGTCTCCCTTGAGGATTTCAATAAGGACGTTACCTACTGCTGCATTTGCTCCAACTTTTGTTAATGAGGTTGGACGTTGCCCAAACTCTTGAGAGCCTTTGATGCTATATCCTGAGTTCAAGATGATCTGGTTTGTCATTTGAACAGCATTAGGAGAAATTGGGTCAACCAAAGTCATGTTGACATCTTGCCATTGAACGCGACCTGGAAACTTATATTCATTGTCAAAAAATGAGTGAGTAATGTCGGTCACTGTATAACTTGGTGTATCAACGGTTTTTGCCCACCATACGATACCGCCACTGTCTGATGCTGCAAATGCACCACCAAGAGTTACGCGCCATCTAAAGTTTCTTTTAGGTTCTGTTGTGTTTTCGGTCCAAAATGACATGATTTAGTTTCTCCTATTTAACTGTAATTAGTGTCTATTAAAATTCTACGCCACTTTGAGTGATAACAAAGTCAACTGCGATGAACTCGATGGCTCGGGCTGGTTTGACAAATACCTTTGCATACAAGATGTTTCTATCTTGCAAGTCTGGAGTGGTAGTTGTCTCATCCAAAACGAGTTTGTATTCTGTGATACCGTAGTCTGAGCGAACTTGAGAAAGAACTGCTTCTGCGCGAGTCTTAAAGCGATTCCAAGTTGCTTGTACATTTTGATCAAACAAGATAGTATCGGCGATATCTCCGATTTCTCTTTTCAAGTAGTTCATCAAGCGACGAACATTGATGCGGTCAAGAGCAGATGCATCTTGTTGCAAAGTTTTTTGACCAAATACAACGGTGTCACCTGTAGCAGGGAAACGAGCGATTGGGTTGATGTTAACTTCGTAAAGCTTGTCACGGTCTGCCTTTGTCAAGTGTTCGGCTGAACCAAGAACGACAGGTCCTTTGTTTCCGCCAAGAGGGTTGAGACCACCACGGTTAAAGCCAGCAGGTGCGAACCAAGGCTGAGAGTCGCCCTCAGACTTCGCAATAGCGCCAATAGCAGCCACTGAAGGAGGAGCCATGAGTACGGTACCATTTCCATTCAAAGTGTCTCTGAGGCGAATATTGGGGTAGTACGTGGCACCATAAGAAGTGTTCAATGCCATTTCATTCATTGTGCTGATAACATCATCAAGGTCAAGATCAGTATCGAGGCCGTTGGAGTTGCCGTTATCGGCATTAGATTGGTAAATACCTTCAAGATCAACGATTGCCAAAGCATCTCCGCGATCCTCTGTTTGTCTCAACAGGTCTCCAACGATACGTTGATTGGTAACACCTGGAATTGATACGAGGTCGTATCGGATAATATCTCTATCTTGAATCATTTCAAGAGTTTGGAATATAGAGTGACGTTCGTATTTGTTTTCACTCAAACGAGTTTCGTTAAAAGGATTGTTGAGCAATTGATTTACTCCGTCGAAACCACCGAAGAAAGGAGCAGCAAACTGCTTAATTCCTTTTTTGATGATGTCACTGATGGTTCCAATATTAGATCCAGTCTGATCAGCATCAAAGTAGAATGATGTTGTGGATGTGGACGATGATTGCATTAGCTCCAATGAGAAAAAGTATGAAGCAGTGTCTACATCTGCAGTCTCGTCTAAGTGCATTTCGAAACTTTCTGCACTTCTTAGAAGGCCAACGTCTCCGATTGTTTCATCAAGTCCATTACTGACTTTGAATCTTAAACCGTGAATCTGACCAGCTGGATAGTCTCTGGTGCCCAAGTATGTACCTGTGGTTGTAAGAAGGTGAGTAGGATCTACAAATTTGTAGTTGTTACCAGAAGCAGAGCCGGATACGAGAAGAGATGTATTTCCATTAGGCACAAAGTTTTTACCATAGATCGAACCAGTTGCGTCTACCGATGAAGTATGGTCAAAGATGATGTCGTCTTTCTTAAGAGGTCCGACAAATCCAACAGGAAGATCAGATGGAGAAAGAGTAGAGCTCTCTGCGAGTTCAACCCTAATAAGATTAGAGTTATTTGGATTCATCTTCTTGATGTCCACTGTAAACTTACCGGAATTTCCACCCGTTCCTTCCTCCCAGAATTGATGGAAGTCCCCAATTTTCTTCGCGATAAAGTTGGGAGAGTCTGGGTTAAGAGTAAGACCAGAGAACTTCTCAACGTAAGTGCTTGGGTTAGAGTATTTGCGAACTTCAATTGTAAATGTAGCGTCTTTTTTCGAAACACTTGCTTCGCTTAAGTCTTTTATTACAATGTAATATTCTCTCTGGAACTGAGCACCATCGTCAATAGCTGCGATTCTGAATAGTTTTTTGTTCAAAGGAGCTACACCGGTAAACCAACCAGTCTTAGAGTTTTTTAACTCAGATTCGAACGTTACCCAATCACTATTACTTGCCTCTCCTGCTTTGGAAAGCGCAGCAATAAATCCAATGTTGTCTGTGGAAGCAGACAAGTCATTCACTTGAGACTCGAATGTTTCTCCCAAGAAGTATGATGGACTGCCCGCATCATATTGAGTTGGATCTGTGTTGAACATGTTTCTGATGAAGTTTGGACTGTTCTTGTTGAAGTTGAAGGTATAGTCTTGATCGCCATCTGAGCTTGAGATGTTTAGAGTAAATTGCCCACCAGACCCAACAATGAAAGTACTCGCAGAAGCTTCTACTGTTGTGTTGTCTGCATATACTTTACCGGATAAACCAAATTGATTTTGATTAGAGTAAAACACAGCAGCAAGAGTACCAGTCAATGATTCACCAGCAGCGCCAGAAGGAGCAACAAACAACCCAAATGCACCAGAGTGTTCGGCATCCAAGATACCACTCTTTAGTGTTCCTTGGTTCACTTTCCAACCAGCTTTCTCTGTGTCGTTGTGGAGACCTCCAAGTCGGATAAACTTAACAGGGCCAACACCAGAGGCAAGATAAGCTTGAGCAGCATATCCAGCGTAAGACGCAGCACTTGTATTTCCTTGTCTCCAAGGATCAGATGCCTTAACGCCATCCATAGGAGCGCCAAAAACCTCAATGAAGTTCTCCAAGCTGGTAACCTTTACTGGTTTCATTGCGGGACCCTTTCTGGATCTACCGATAAGCAACAAACCGTCGGCTTCAGGTACGGGAGCAACTTGTGATTGGTCAATTTCTCTCAGTTCAATTCCTGGAGACACAAAGTCAAACTTGGTAGGCATTAATTTTCTCCTATTAAAAATTCATTTTCCTAGTAAATAGTCAAATAAAAGCTCAAAGTCATAAATCTCTAAATTTCTCGCCGTTAGCGTCCCAAGGTTTTGAATCCCCAACTATGGTTCTTTCTCTTGAGATTTTAACATCAACAACTGACTCTGTCTTTACAACAAAGGGTCTATTATCTTCATCTAAAGACCCGTTGATGTAACCTAGAACTTTTAATTGTATTTTTGAAGTAAACATTCTTTCTTCTTGTCCCAAGTTTGTTGAGTTATTGAGGCCGTAATCATCTTGAACAAATACTTCGTATTGATATCCGTTGTTGGATATCGTGATATAGTTTTTTAAGCGTGGTATAAAGCCTGATAATATCTCGTTCATCTGCTGTTGGTATTCTGATCGTATGTTGATCTCAAATGAGCAGTTTAGATACACTGGCTTATTGATATAATGTGTTTCGTATACGACTTTCTTAGATTTCACTATTCCGTCGTTTCTTCCTTCTGTTGTGCGGTGATGTTCAGCGTTTTGAAAGTTTTGCGTCTTGTCTTGCTTGATTACTTTCTTTACTGCGACAACATCATCCATCGCATTTTGATACGATCCTTTAAAAGAGTCGTCTCGGTTAACTCCGGTGCGAGTAATCGTGATAAGCGGCAATCTTAGTTTGCCAACACCATCTCGCAACTCTTTGTTGTTCTTGATTTGGAAAGCTCTCTCCGTTCCTAACCACAGCACCTTTACTTTTTCTCTACCTTTGTTGGTAGTCGTGTGAGAGTTTATTTCTTCATCAACCCAGCTATAGACTGCCATGTCTATATTCTCAAGTGTTGATGGTACGTTTGGAACTTCTTTATTCTGCATTGAACAACCCGTCTCTAGCTCTTATACACTCTGCTGATATCTCAAATCTTGTCTCTGGCTGTCCAAAGAGAAGTTTGGGCTCAACTAGTTTTACTATCTCATAGTAGATAGGACCGAACCTAACGAAGTCGCCTTCGCGAACGAAAAGTTCTTGATCTTCTGTCAATCTTCTCTTGTGGAAGTTGACCGTAATCTTTGTTGTTTTGTCAAGAGCCATGTTTTCCAAGTCTGCTGTCTCCACACCGTTGTATGTAACAAGAGCAAACACTCTGATTGGGTGAAGAAAGTTCTTTTCCAATGCTTCTCCATATAATGGATGGTAATTCGTGGTCTCAAGATCAATTGGGAAGTATAGAACCTGTTGACCAACAACTCTTTCTATGATTTCGTCGTTAATTTGCTTTACAAGGTTCTTTTCTTTCTCTCCGAGGAACATTGGAGATGGAGGTTGCTTTGGTCTTTCCCATTCTGACATTTACTTATCCTACAAAAATCTTTAAAGGAACTTTTTGAACAATCGCATCCATATTATCAACCATTGCCTTGTCTGTCTCCGCTAGTTTAGAGTAAAGCATCTCATCCAACTGTTTATTAAGCTCTTCACGCAATGCTTGTTGCTCTGTGGAAGCTTGCGATAGAAGGTCTGAGGCGTTCAAGGAGACGTTATCTCCGGGAATAGGTATGTTACCGCCAAACTTGCCTCTAATCTGTCCTAGGGTCTCTTTTGAGAGCGCTAGGGCAAACCTTCTGATCCATTGCTGACCAATTGAGTTAATTTTTTCAAATGGAATGTTCTCCATTGGCAATGTGTTCATGTTATTGACACCATCAACACCATTGTCTCCGTTTGAATCTTCAAATGCATCATTACCAGACACGGTAAATCTAAACCAAAACTTAGAATCCGTAACAGAGTCTGGAACAGGGTAGATCTTGACTTGATTGTCAATAATTTCATATGAATAGTGAGAAGTTCTTGTATACAGGTGGTCTTCGTACGCCATTGCTTGCAATTTATTCTGCCATGGCGGGATAACGTTGAAAGTTGAGTCATCTGCATACTGTCCGTAGTTGTGGAAGTCTCCAACAACATTCAATCCGCCGTAATAACCATAGAATCTCCACATCTGACGAGGAGTTACATAGTAAAGTTGTCTAATTTTAATTCTTTTTCCTTCAATGTCTCCCCAAGCTTGAGCTGTATCATTCTCAATGATCTCTTGAAGGTTATAATTCTGCTCTCCGGACTTGATATCAAAGGATGCGGAGTAAATTGGCTCGGTTCCACCAACTGTTGCCTCGGTTGAGAACTTGTCTGCCGCTCTGAAGGCGTAATCAAACTGAAACTTGGGATATTTCAAGGATACATCATCAGTACCAGACAGTGTGCCATCGTGTTCAAATGACCCTGTAGGGCCGCCCAGAGCGCTTCCTAACGCATTTCTCGCTTGATGGAGGTTCACGATATAGGAGTACTCTAAACAAGCCTCCTCGTAGTGATTATAGACGTTTTTGGCGGTTATTTCAATGTCAAGTACGTCTCCACCAAGTCTCTTGTAGGTATATGCAACCTGTGCTGCGGCTCCCGACAAGAATGGCACCGATGTTTTATAAAAACCAATTGCTAAAGAATCGGCAACATCAGCCTCAACCCCTTTCTCTGGTAAGGTGATCGCCGAAGTCTTTGAAGTTGGCGTTAATTCTGGAAATGACATACTGAACCCTCCGTCACACTAAATAGTCAAATTAAAAAGAAACCCCCGAGCACTTGGTGCGCGAGGGAAAGGAGGTTAAAATGAAAACACTTATTCTTTTTTCTTGGAGGTCTTTTTCTTTGCCGTCTTCTTGCGAGTCTTTTTCTTTTCTTTGACTTCTTCAACGGCTTCTTTTGTTTCTTCAACGATGTCTTCAACAGTTGCCTTTACTTCTTCGGCAACTTCTTCAATTTTTTCTACAACTTCGTTTGCTGTCTCAACAGCTTCTTCTTTTACTTCGGCAATGGCTTCCACTACCTTGTTTGCGGCGTCTCTAATTGCTTGAGCTCTCGCCAAATTCAATTTTCTTCTTAGTTTTTTTCTATTACTAGCCATGTTAATCTCCTTATTATATGGTTAATTTGCTTATACCATGTGCCATCCCTTGCACATACCACTTGTTTCCGTCACAAATGAAATCCAAACATGTACCAGCTGTCGTACCAGATGGGATTGTGATTGTAGTACCTGACCCTTCTACAACGGTAGCTGAGGCTCCATCGTCGGATACAGATACCAAAACTGCTGATGGCAAAGTCAAAGTGATAGCGCCTGAAGTATCCGCTTTGACAACTAATTTAAAGTATGAACCTTTATCTAGGTAATCTACGTCCAGTGAAACTGCTGAACCTGCCGTTACAAACAAGCAGTATCCTGTTAATTTTTGTCCAATGGTGCTCGTTGACGATACTTCTTTGGTTAGCCATCGTGCGGCATTGAATGGGGTTCTTGCGATTTTAGCCATTTTTTATTCCTTCCTTTTGTTATTAAATAGTGCGTTTGCTTGTTTATTTATACGTCAGTGACTCTTGTTTGTCTTGAAGTGTCAGCATAGATTGTATCTACTTGAGATGAATCCAATGCAATTCCCTGAACTAGTTGTATGGAGTCTAAGAATGCTCCTGCAAGCTCTGGTCCATCTCCGGCGATTTCTTCCAAGGCGCCAAATGGAAAATCAGCAGTATTATTTTTTACAAAAATCCTTTCGTCGCTATTTCCCTGTATGATGAATGGATCACTTCCACCATCGTAATAAAGTGTTAGTTTGTGGTAAATTATGTCGCTGGAACTAAAGCTTCCGTCTGTCAATGGCGTAGTGCCATCTGTTTCAAAAGCTTCATATGTTAAACAGTAATGGTGCCAAGTGTTAGTTGGATCCGTTATTGTTTTTTTAACTGCCAAACCAACTGGATTGAACACCTCTATTCTTGTGGATGAATTAGTAATCCTAATGCCAAAGCCGCTTCTTGGGTTATTTGGCCCAACTCTACCGCACACTCTACGCTCGTCAGTTGTGGCTGATGCCGATCTGTACCAAAAAGATAATGTAAATTTAGACACGGTAGGGTGGGTTCCATCAAATGTAATAAAATCAGATGGTTGAATTGTTGGAACTTGAGGATAACGACGCTCAGTTCTTACATAGATGTTTCCATCACCATCGTGATCAGTAATATTTACGCGGGTCTTTGAATTATTTACATCAAAGAAGGTTTGAGACTCTTCTATGAATTCTGCCACAACAGAAGATATTACAACATGTCTAGTGACTGTTGACGTATTACTAGCAGCGTCTGTTGATGTGTAAGTAATTGTGTAATCACCTTCTGCTGAGCTATTATCGATGACTGTTGCAAAGTTACTTGTAACAGGAGAGCCATCATCTGTCGTAGCTCCGGGGTCGTTTCCTTCAACGTTGCCCAGTGTTAGTGTCAATGGATTTGTCCCTGTGAGTGTTATAACGGGCGCTACTGTATCTTCAACTCTGATTGTAGCTTCTGTTGTTGTGGTATTCCCGTCGCTATCAGTTGCTGAATAAGTCGCGGTAAATACCTCTCCATGAACGCCTGTGTAGTTGTTGAGAACTACTGTTGGAGTAATATTTCCATCTTGCTGGTCAGTGGCTATGACTCCATTGAGAGCTTGTGTTTTCGCATCTTCTTGCGAGGTCCCAGCTTCTATAACCAAGTCTGTCGGTATTCCTGAGAAGACTGGTCCAATTTCAGAATCAGTTGGTATGGTAGTTTCTGTGGCATCTCGGAAGCTAGTGGGATCAAACGGGTCTGTTCCGCCTTCTGCCTCTTCTCTGTCCTTGAATCCATCACCATCGCTGTCAGCATTTTCGCTTGTGTAATCACCGGGATTCAGAGGATCAGTGTCTAAAGCAATCTCAACACCATCGTTGACGCCATCACCATCGGTGTCTTCATTTGTTGGGTCGGTGCCATAAATATTTATCTCATCTGCATCAGTCAGACCGTCGCCATCACTGTCAACACTGTTCTCCCCATCAATAAAGATTTGACTTTGTACGACATTTGCTTGCGGACCAACGAGCCATCCCCATGAGAACCAGTCGTTACCTTCCGATAAAAAGCTCAAAGTAGAACCAGCGGACAAATTAGGGTTCATAGAAATTGTTCTGATGTTGCTATCTCCCGGGACAACCCTTAAAGTTCCGCCCGTGTTTCTAATGGTCAAAGATTTAAAGAAGCCATCACTTCCACATGCGACTTTAAGATTACCAGTCAAATCACTAGTCTTGATGATATCGTAAGTATATGTATTGATGGTTGTGGGCAATACAACCTTGGACTCTCCTCCTCCTGAAGAAAAGAAATATTCGCCAAGTATAGTGTTTGTGGTTATTCTTTGGTCACCAGAGGTTTCTCTAATTTTCTTGCGGAATGATTTTACTGTTGCTTTACCTGTTTTCATGCTGAAGCTCCTTGTTTATTCTCATGTAAATAGTTCAACAAAAGCTTAAAAAACAAAAAACCTCAACTCCGAAGAGCTGAGGCTAAATGTCTTAGTGTTAGCTAAGATTATACTTCGTCGTTTCCAAGAAGACCACGAACGATAACCAAACCGTACATATCAGGACGTACCATTTTCTTAC